ACTTGCTACATTTGACAGACATCAACTTAACTATGATAATGTCGCTCTTGGACGATTGCCCACTAATGTTACAAGCGATCCCAATGTTAGGTCACTTCGTGAACTTACATATCTACCCAAGGGTGAAATGGATCCCCATACAGTAAAGGACAGTGACCCAAGAGTGGGTAAACTTCCATCAGAGGTACTCGATTGGATGAATATTAAATAAAATGTTTACGATACCTTTTTATCAATACAAAATAGAAGATTGGAAAAATAAAAAACAAGAATTTGTTAAATTAGCTAATCAAAAAGAATATTATATTGATCCTGTATCTAATGTTTATACAAACTATGGAAGAAGTAGTTCATTGTGTATAACAAATGTTTTTAACTTAGTAAAAAATGAATTTGTTTTATTTAATCAACAGGCAAATCTAAACTCTTCATATATTAGTGACCTTTGGTTTCAAAAGTATTATGAAAATCAATATCATGGTGTACATAATCATGGAGCAATAGGATTTAGTTCAGTTTTGTATATTGAATTTGATAAGAATGAACATAAAGGAACTCAGTTTATCTCTCCATTTACAAATCCAAAGGGTTTAACAGAAACTTTTAATGCAGAGGTTGAAGAAGGAGATTTAATAATTTTTCCTTCTGTAATTAATCATTTTACAATCCCTACTCAAAGTAAAAAATTAAGAATGATTTTGTCTATGAATATTAAATTTTGAAAGATGTTAAGAAATAATAAAATGTTATAAATAGTAACAAATCTTAACACTTCCTTATGATTAATTACATCTCTATACTAAAGATGGTCTTGATGACTGTAGGCGGTGTGTCTATGTTTACACTAATGTGGATCACAATGATGTCATTTATGATGGATGACTGACTTGACAAATCCTAAAGAGAATGTTAATATAAATATCAACAGAAACAAAGGACTCGAAAGATCGTAACCCTTTGCGTATGCTAAAACCATTCCATGTCGGGAGTGGTATCATCCGCAAGGGTATTTTTTTGCCTTGCGAGAGAAAATAAAAACATGTCAATTAAATCAACAATAGCTGCAGTAGCAGCGACTCCTCTTCTAGTATCTGGTGCAGCTTTTGCTGGTCCATATGTTAATATCGAAGCAAATGGTTCTTATCCTGATGGTGCTTATTCATCTGGAAACTTAGAACTTCAAGTTGGATATGAAAAAACAACAGAGAGTGGTCTTTCATGGTATGTTAGTGGTGGTCCTACTGTTCAGCACACTGAAACTGCTGATGAGTTTGGCGACGTAGAACTAGCAGGTTACCTTGGAGCATCTAAAGGTATAGGTAGTAAAGTTTCTTTATATGGAGAACTTTATGGTGCTACAAACCAAGATGACGTAGACGTTGCAGGTAAAGTTGGAACACGTTTCAGTTTCTAAATAAAACTGTTCGAGATGGATCGAATATGAGGGGTGCTTGACACCCCTCTTTTTTATTGCTAGTATAGACATGCCTTATTATAGATAAAATTAAAAGAATTATTTTCACCATATGTTGAAGAACATAACCGTATACTCCAAGGATGACTGTCCTTATTGTCAAAAAGTTTGTAAATTATTTGACGCTCTTAAAGCATCTTATGTTGTATACAAACTAAACGATCACTTTAATAAGAAAGAGTTTTACAATGAGTTCGGTGAAGGTTCGACTTTCCCACAAGTCACCATAGGAACACTCAAACTTGGTGGATCTAAAGAAACAGTTACTTATTTAAAAGAAAATGGATTGGTATGAGGATGAGTTCTATCCATTGGTAGAACGTGCCATAGAAGAATCATTTAGAGGTAGATTTTTATTCAACTGCTACCTTTATCTTAAAGCAAATAAAGCAACTAAACCACAAATTAGAAAATTTTGTGCAAGTTCAACTGCAGAAGAGTTGAGTCAAACATCTTTAGAATTAGAGATGTATATCAAGGGAGGTGATACAACACTTCGTGAAGCTTACGGTCACATACCCAAACCACAAGCACGTAAGATTAGAAATTATCTTTATGGAATTTTAGAGGATGCATGGAAGTATGAACTCGAAAGAAAACCAGGACGAAAACCGAAACCCAAAACAAAAGCAAGAAGAAAAGTTGCCACTAAATAAAGGTGATGAGTTCATGCTACGTAGGAGGTTAGGCAAAGAACCCGAACCAAAAGATAACCCAACTATAGTTTTAAATGGAGGTAAAGCCATGGATATGGCAGTTGTTCTTACCCTGTCCACCCTGATGGTAATCGGTGGGACAATTATTGGATTTATTATTGGATGGTTTGCGAATAATTATTATTTAAATTATCTAGAAGTTATCTCAGGTGAAGATGATACCGAAGAAACTATCAAACTTACAGCACATCCAGAGATGATGGATGAGCATGGTAATCCCATACCATTTCAAATTGCTAAATTAATCAGCGTCGAATTTGATGAGAAGGATGTATTCTCACGTGACCCCTTTACAGATTCAGACGATTGATATATAATATTACTATTGACGTAAAACTATGAAACTTTTGATTTCTGAAATTATTAAGAAGGCATCTAATGCCAAAACTAAAGCAGAGAAAATTAAAATACTACAAGAGAACAATAGTCAAGCACTACGTTCAGTTCTTAAGTGGAATTTTGAATCAAAGATACTCTCTGATATACCAGAGGGTGATGTTCCTTTCAAAAGAAATGATGCACCCATAGGTACAGAACATACTATGCTTGAGAGGGAAGGTAAAAATTTATGGAGATTTATCAAAGGTGCTAACTCTCTTACCAGATTTAAACGTGAACAGTTGTTCATACAAATGTTAGAAGGTCTTCATGAAAGTGAAGCAGATATAGTATGTTTGGTAAAGGATAAGCAATTGCATAAAAAGTATAGAATTACAAAAGCAGTTGTTACTTCAGCATTTCCTTCTATACAATGGTCAGAATGACAACAGAAACTCCAACTAAATCTAGAGTATCATTTACTCCCGAAGAACAAACAGATTATCAAATAAGAGTATTCAAAACTGATATTTTAGAAAAAGATATTGACAAGACAAAGTATCCACAGGGAACTACTCTTGTCATTTATAGTATAGGTGATGAGATTATTAATGATCTTGTACTTTCTCAAAAGTCAGTACATATATTTGATGCTTATTATGATAAACTCAGAACATTAAGTGGTAAACTATTGCACTTAAACAATTGGTATGGTACAATCAGTCCAAAGATGTGGGATGAAAATCCTAAACCTAAACAAAAAAAGAAAAGAAAATGATTGATGATCTAGAAATTAAAAGTAGAGAGGTATGTATGACCTCCTTGTCTCACAATGCTATTGAATTTGATAACAAAGCATATACTTTTTGTCAAAAAGCAATTGAAGTTGGTGACATCAAATGGAATACTTCTGAAGAAGATATTCAAACGATGTATGGTTACTATAAAGACAAAGGATTTATTTAATCTATGGTAAAACTTATTAGTATTACTCCTGACGCTGAAAAGACAATGGGATTCATCGCTAGGGTATCAAACCCTAAGAACCAAGACAACCCAAATGTATCAGGACTTTTGAAATATTGTATTAAACATGGGCATTGGTCTGTGTTTGAGCAAGCACATATGACTCTAGAAATAGAGACAACCAGAGGTCTTGGAGCACAAATTTTAAGACACAGATCATTTACTTTCCAAGAATTTAGTCAAAGGTATGCTGATACCAATTTACTTGGTGCTATACCTGTACCAGATTTGAGGAGACAAGACAAAACTAATAGACAAAATTCTATCAATGATATCCCCAAAGTTCAGAAGGAGAATTTACAAAAAGAAATCTCTCGTTACTTCGCTGAGGGAATTGACTTATACAATGAACTTATACGTGAGGGTGTTGCGAAGGAATGTGCGAGATTTGTTCTCCCGTTAGCAACTCCAACTAAAATATACATGACTGGTAGTATAAGGTCATGGATACATTACATAGAACTACGTTCTGCTCATGGTACTCAAAAAGAACACATGGATATAGTAGAAGAATGTAGGAATGTATTTAAACAAAATTTACCTGTAGTAACAGAGGCATTATCATGGTAACTGACTTTGCAAAACAAATAAAAGTGGGAACAAAGAAATCTCACTCAATGGCAGAAAATACTTCATTCGTTACATCCTTCTTAAGAGGGGTTGTAGACAAAGAAAGTTATCGAACCTTAGTTTCTAACCTATACTTTGTTTACTCTGCCTTAGAGGACGTTGGAGCACACTTAAAGGAGGATCCTATAGTAAGTCCTATATTATTTGATGAATTAAAACGTCATAAACCATTAGCAGAAGATTTAGATTACTTTTATGGAGAGAGTTGGCATAAAGAAATATATCCTAGTGATGCTACCAAGGTTTATATTGATAGAATTAGAGAAGTAGGTCGTTTTGAACCACATTTATTTGTAGGACATCATTACACAAGATACATGGGTGATTTATCTGGTGGACAAATACTAAAAGGTATTGCACAGAAATCATTGAAGTTAGGTGATGAAGCATTTAACTTCTATGATTTTAAAGATATAGAAAGTTCAGTTAAATTTAAAAATAACTATAGAGAAACATTAAATAACTTACCCTTGTCACAATCCCAAGTTGATGGTATAATAACTGAAGCAAACTATGCTTTTAGATTAAACATGTATATGTTTGAAGAATTAGTAGGTGATGCACCTAAAACTGTTCTTCAAATTATATTTGGTATTCTACAAGACATACTTGCTGAAATGATAGTATCTAAGAGGTTTAGGTAATGCCTACTTATGAATTTAAAAATAAAGAGACAGGAGAGATCACCGAAAAACGGATGTCCTTTACTGTTCTCGATAAATATAAGGAGGATAACCCTCACTTAGAACAGTATCATTCCACTTATCCTGGTTTGGTTGCTGATGCTCATGTAAGAGACAAGAGACCAGATGGTTTCAAAGATGTTCTTAAGAGTATTAAGAAAGCAAATCCTGGCTCAACTATCGACACCAATTTCACTAGCAACATTTAAATGCCACGTAAAAGAAAAACTTCTGATTTTGATTTCGTAAACAGTTCCCCTAAAAAGATGAGACGTAAGAAACCTATTAATACAGAACAACTTACAGACATACAACCTCTGACAGATAATCAGAAGTTAGTTTTTGATGCTTACGAACAAAATAAGAACTTATTTTTGTATGGTTGTGCAGGTACAGGTAAAACATTTATTGCAATGTACCTAGCATTAAAAGAAATTCTATCTAATAGGACATCGTATGAAAAATTATACATTGTACGTTCTCTTGTTCCTACTAGAGAAATAGGTTTCTTACCAGGTGATCACGAAGACAAAGCACATCTATATCAAATACCTTACCAGAATATGGCAAAGTATATGTTCAAGATGCCTGACGATCCTGCCTTTGAAATGTTATACGATAATTTAAAGGCACAAGAGACAATTTCTTTTTGGAGTACATCATTCTTACGTGGTACAACTCTAGATAATGCTATTGTACTTGTTGATGAGTGTCAGAATTTAAACTTTCATGAGTTAGATTCAATCATGACTCGTGTTGGTAATGATTCTAAAATTATATTTGCAGGTGATATAGCACAGACAGATCTAGTTAAGACCAATGAAAAGAATGGTATACTTGACTTCATGAAAATACTTGAAGTCATGGATGAGTTTGCTAACATCGAGTTTGGTGTTAATGACATAGTTAGAAGTGGATTAATTAGAAACTACATTATTACTAAATTACAAATGGGTCTCTAATGTTTAATCATTTAATTATGGAGATGTCTTTAGAAGACATCAGTGCAACTACTATCAAAGGTAAGAGAGTGTACGAGATAGGAGATCAAAAGTATCCATCTATCTCTACCATTTGTTCTTATAGAAAAAGAAAATCTATTGCTGAATGGAGACAAAGAGTTGGTGCTGAGGAAGCAAACAAAATCTCTAGACGTGCTACTGCTGCAGGTACTACTGTTCATAGTATGATTGAAGATTATCTTAATAATGAACTAGACCTTGAGAAGTATAAGGACAAACATCTTGCACAAATACTTTTCAAACAAGCAAAACAAATGCTTGCACGAATAAACAACATTCACTTTCAAGAAGCACCACTATACAGTCACGAGTTTGCAATAGCAGGTAGAGTTGACTGTATAGCAGAGTTTGATAGTAAGTTATCAATTATCGACTTCAAAACATCCTCTAAAGAAAAGAAAGAGGAATGGATTGAAGGATACTTGGTACAAGAGACAGGTTATGCTAAAATGTATGAGGAAAGATCTGGTATTAAAGTCGAACAGATTGTTACTCTTATAACTTGTCAAACTGGGGACACACAGGTCTTTGTAAAGAACCCTGATGATTACGTGCCTTTATTGAAAGATTATATCAGGGAGTATAAAAATGCCCAGTAAATCTAAAAACATTAATGAATTAATTGACGACACTTTTATGGACAAGAACAAATTCTCTATGACTATTGAAAATATAGTTAAAGATAGCAATAGATCCTTGAGTTATATTGATGCCATCGTTGATTTCTGTGAGTCCAAAGACATAGAGGTTGATACAGTTACTAAATTGATAGCACCTACATTAAAGGAAAAGATTAAAGCAGAAGCAATTAAATTAAATTTTATAAAGAAAACTTCTAAAGCAGTATTGCCAATATGAGTGCCTTTGATTGTTATGTAATTTACTTAGCATTAAAAGCACACTTCTCTAGGAAAGGATACGATTACTTTAAATACAATGGTCGTACAAAAGCATCAGTAGAAAATTTTAATGTAAGAACAGACAGATACTTCTTTGAGAAACTTACCAAGAGATATTCTAAAGAAGAAATAGAATCATACTTTGTATCTAATTACTTATCTAACTCCAACCTATGGGTGGGAGAAATGAATGATAAGAACTTCCTTGATTGGAAGAAAAGGATACAGAGTATTTCTTATTTGTATGAGAATGATTTGAAAATTATTACTGATAGGTGTGGTAGTTTAGACAATGCTATGAAATGTAAGAACTCATCACACTCTACATTAATTAAACTATACCTTGGTGATCATATCATGCCAGAAACTATGGTATTGTTAAATAGAATTACAACTTTCATAGAAAGATATGATACACTATTAAGTGATTCTATCTGGAAGAAAGTATCAAACCTCTTGCAAAAATATGATCCATTTGTTATAGTGGATTATAATAAAATTAAATCTATTACAATAGGAAATTTATGAGCAGATTATTCGATTCAGAAATAGTTCAAAAAGAAATGGATGAAATGACTGAAACTTATACGGACTTGATGATGAAAGTTCCATACTTTGCTGTCATGAATAGAGAACAAAGAGAAGAAGTAATAGATGATATAGAAAAATTATGTGATAAACAAGAGATTCTATATAGTAGGGCAACACTTATGAATGATGAAGATAGTGAAAAACTTAAACAAAACTTTAAAAATGCTGCCATAGATTTGGGTATACCAGAGGAGATGGTAGGTCTTTCAATTTTTAAAGAAGCGAGAAAAGTGTGTCAAACTATGAGGGATAATCTTGACAATCTCTTATGAATACTGTATAATACAGACAATCCTACAATACAACTAATACGGAGAATACGTATGTCATTTGCTGCATTAAAAAAGCAAGGTTCTTTGCTTGATAAACTCAACAAAGAAATTAATAAGACCGAAGTAACTTCTGGTTTTATAGATGACCGTCTTTGGAAACCACAGATGGGCAAAGAAGGAATCGGTAGTGCTGTCATCAGGTTTCTACCACCTGCTAAGGGTAATGAATTACCTTGGGCAAAGGTATGGAGTCATGCATTCCAAGGACCAGGTGGATGGTACATTGAAAACTCATTAACTACAATAGGTCAAAACGATCCTGTCGGTGAATTAAATAGATCTTTATGGAACAGTGGGTTAGATTCAGATAAAGAAGTAGCACGAAAACAAAAACGTAAGTTATCATACTACAGCAACATCTATGTTATCAAAGATGCTGCATCTCCAGAGAATGAAGGAAGAGTATTCCTTTATAAGTATGGTAAGAAGATACATGATAAAATTATTGCATCAATGCAACCAGAGTTTGAAGGTGAGACACCAATTAATCCTTTTGATTTCTGGCAAGGTGCTGACTTCAATTTAAGAATTAAAAAAGTTGCAGGTTACTGGAACTATGATAGTTCTACTTTCGGTAGTGTCTCTCCACTGGGTGGATTTGATGATACTAAACTAGAACAGATTTATGATCAGATTCATGATCTTAATGAGTTTACAGGTGCTTCTAACTTCAAGACATATAATGAACTTAAGGCAAGATTAGATCTAGTTCTTAAGGGTACTAATCCTAGACGTATAGACGAAGAGGAATTAGAAAATGAAGTTGATGCCACGTTGGAATCGAAACCAACACCAGTAGAAACTACACCATCATCAGTCAACACGGACGACGATGCATTTAGTTACTTCGATCAATTAGCGAACGAAGAATTCTAAAACAAAAAGACCTCTACATATCGTAGGGGTCTTTTTTATTGCTATGAAATATCTTACTCACCCATTGACAGTCACAAACCTATGTCTTGTGGGTTCTCTTCTCTTGATACAGATAGTTCATACTCGTGCTCATCATAAAATGGAGATAGATGTTCATGCATATTGTAAAAACAATATGGAATATCAAGAGTCCTTAAACTCAGAGGAAGATTGGTGATAGGTGAGCGAAATCGACCTTTTTGTTTCAAAAAACGGGCAAAAAAAATTCGGGGGAAAAATGGTCAAAAGGGTCGATTAAGTATTTATACCTATTTTAGTTTTTAGATATACGAAGAGATTCATTTTTAAATTCTGTACTTGGTGAATATCTCATTTGCTCTATAAACAGTTGATTGAATTGTGGTATTAAATCTGGTTTTAACAGGATTATTTCTCTTTTTTTCTCATTTTGGTCTATTTCGTAAGTGTAATTAGAAACAGATATTCTTGATTGTAATTTAGGTAAAGTAACTCCTTCTGGAGTGATAAACTGATATTCTTCGGGAACAGTTACACCTCCTCTTAATATTATTTGACCATTATGGGATTGTTCTAAAGATTCATAATGATGCACTGCCTCAGGATCTTCGTAAGTAAAATTGACATAATTATCTAATGACATTTTAGATTTAGGCCAATCTTTGTAAAAATTTACTATATTGTTCAATAATAGTATAGTCCAATCATAATTAGGATCTTGATATAAATCCATTGATATGGTATCTGGTCTATCTCCATCTTCTATGATATAGTCGTCAAATGTGGTAATATTACCTTTTACACCATCAACTACTTTGATTCTAGAGAATATATTCTTAATTTGAATCCATTGACCATCAAATGGGTTCTTGGTATATTTAAGATATAAGAGATTTGGTATTTTATTGAAATATGCCATTATCTGTACTCCGAGTTATAGTTCTTTTTAGATCTTTCATAGTTCATGAAATTCAGTTCTTCTGGTGTTGCAGTATCTTCAATTTCATGAATATCCTGTCTTGTGAGTGTTGTTAGTTCAGAGAAGGATAAAGTTAATCTAACTGCTTGTACAAAATTATTAGGAGTTAATGCTAAAACGTTATCTGGAGTATAATTGACAGCAACGTTTGTTAATGCACAATATTTTGTATTTGGTAAAAATTGAGATATGTCCTTTTTACCAGATTGAACAATTCTATAGATAAAAGGATATTCTAAAAATAAACTATTGTTTGAACCACTTCTTCTACTGCCAGGATGCATACCTAACTTAAAGAATTTAATTATCTGTTTAATATCCTTTTCTTCATTACTATTTCTTGCTGCTAATAAGTAATCAAATCCAAACTCACGAACATTCATTTTTTCAAATGTTTGTAATGTGTTATCATTAAATGTAATTCCAAAAGCACCACCTAAAACTGAATCAGCATTCACACCTGATGTTTTAGGTGCTTTATTTATATTATCACTAATAATTTTATCAAAAGCAATTTGGGTTGCAGATGCAGCACCAGCACCTACTGCTTCACCTACACCACCAAAGGCAGCACCTGCAGCACCAAATGATACTTTATTCCAGTTAGCAGAGTATTTGTATTCTAAACTAGGGGGTATATACATTCTAACACATCCATTTCTACTATTTGATGGATCGTCACTTGATCTATTCCATTCTACTCTATCTGATGTTTGATCATTATTATTGCTTGTTTCTATTTGGTTTTTAGTTGCATTTGGTAAATTTGATTTTATTTCTTTATTAAGTCCTTTTGATCCCGAAATGGAACCAGAAAGCATATCTCTAATACTTTTAACTCCTAGAGATTGTGCTTTATTATAATCATACGAATAAAAATTGAGGTAGTATCCAGTTTTTTCAACTGACCTCGGATATGTTAATGATACTCCTGTATTTTTCATTAGATTTGTACTTTTTTGGCACTAACAAACTTACTACGATCATTATAAAACTGTTCTAAAGGCAAAACTGCCATTTCTAACACATCAGATTCTGGAATCTTAAAGAATAGATTATCTGCTTTGTCTATAATATATCTATGCCAAAGATATGGTGGTATTTTAGGGTTATTTTTATTTAGTATCTTTTCTGCAAGATTTACTCTTTTTCTTGCTTCCATATAATGAAGATTTGCTCCATAAAACCCATCATCGGTTGGTTTACCTACAATTACCATGGGATATCTATCCCAGTGTTCTAATCTTTTAAGAAATTTAGGTTTATATTCAAAAAGGTAAAACTCAGCAGGTTTTACATTATCCTCAGCAGTATCAAAGAGGTAGTTAAATGCTTCCGTTCTTTGTCTTGCTCTATTTCTTATTCCTTTTTCTTTTAAGTGAGATAAAATACTCATACCTTTAATTCTTTTTCTGTTAGTATTTTAAATTGCATATTTCTTGATTTGCAGTATTTTTCTGCTGCTATCCATTTTGCCTCATTGATTGCATACCTTGTTACCTCTGCTAGGTACTTTTTAGTTACTCTTGATTTCTTTACAGGTCGTTCAGTTTGTTTTGCTGGTTTTACTTCAATAACATACTTTGCTGTATTACCATGTGTAGTACGACATTTTACATAAAAATCAGGAAAATACCTGTGAACTCTACTATCAACAGGAGAACGATACGGTATAAAGAACTCTTCAGAACCCCATTCTAGTATATTTGTGTTAAGATCACACCATTGCATAAACTTTCGTTCCCATAATGACCTATAAATTACATTAGTTGGATCACCTTTGTACTTTCTAGGGTTAGTTGGTCTATACTTTCCAGAATATGCCATACTAAATATAAATAAACCGTCTATAGACCTATTTAGATGAAAATCAACGATATTAAAACGCATATAATTGGTAAATATGGTATTGCCAACTCAAATAGGTATCAAATATCATTTGTGCCTGGTCGAGACCTTAGTGGGTGGTTAAATTATTCACCAATGCAACAACCACAGTCATATGATAAGAACTGGAATACAAATAGTGGAAGAGCACAGATATTTAGTTGGTTAGCAGATGAGATACAATTACCAGGATATAACGTTGTTACTGGAGATTTGAAGGGATATGTACCTGGCATTAATATGAAGTATGCACACACTAAATCATTCCAAGAGTGTCAAATTGCATTCATATTAGATAGAGAGCATACACCTTATAAAATTATGCAAAAATGGGGTGAATATATTTTTGAGCATAATGATGAACCAACTATATCAGGAGAAAGAGGACGTGCAGCACCTGATTCTTATATAAAGACACGTTATTATGATGATTATACTGCAGATTTATTAATAGATAAGATTGAAACAAAAGATGAAAATGGGAAAGAAGTAGTATCAAGATATAGATTAACTAATGCATATCCATTTACTGTATCTGCTCTTACATACTCTAATGGTCCTAATCAACCACTCAGATTTATGGTAAATTTTAATTTTGAGTATATGAGAGAACTTGATCCACCAGATGTTGATCCCACTGAGGAAATAGTTGTTGGAAATCCGTGATATATAATATACCTATATTATACTTATGGCATTACCTAAATTAGAGACCCCAACGTATGAATTGACAGTACCTTCTACTAAAAAGAAAATAAAATATCGCCCATTCTTAGTTAAAGAAGAGAAAATTCTCTTATTAGCGTTAGAATCTGAAGATGATAAAGAAATTGCAAATGCAATGAAAGATTTGATAAGGGCATGTGTATTGACTAAAGGTATAGATCCAGATAACCTTGCTACATTTGATGTTGAATACATTTTCTTAAACATTAGAGGTAAATCTATTGGTGAAACCATTGATGTTAAAATATTATGTCCAGATGATGAAAAAACTGAAATAACTACACAAATACCGATAGATAAAATTAATGTTAGATTTACTAAAGGACATACTAATCAAATACAAGTTAGTGACGACCTTTGGGTTGAAATGAAATATCCAAACATTGATTCTCTTGCTGTACAAGAAGAAACTGTAGATGATACATTTAAGTTAGTATCTAAATCTATTAAAAAGATTTACAACGCTGAAGATGTGTGGGATTCTTCTACTACAACAGAGGATGAGTTTATGGAATTTATTGAATCAATGAATAGTAAGCAATTTGCTAAAATTCAAAAGTTCTTTACTACTATGCCATCATTGAAGCATACAGTCAAAATAATAAATCCTAATACAAGGGTTAAAAGTGAATACACAATTGAGGGATTATCCAATTTTTTCATATAGCCCTCTTCCATACCTCACTTGAGACCCACATACGGATCAATTTTGGTATGATGCAACATCATAAGTATGGTTTCGAGGACATTAATAATATGCTTCCTTGGGAACGAGACGTATATGTTGAGTTGTTAAGACAACATCTGGAAGAGGAAAAGAAGAAATTAGAAGAACAAAGGCAACGTAACCGATGAGTTCTCTTACTAAAGTTAATACAGAAGATTTACAAATGCGAGGGTATGTTGACCTTCAGCAGTCAATTTTTGATGTCAAATCAGCAATCTTTGGTAAGAAAATGCCTGAAAAGGTAGACGAACCTGAAGAGACAGAAGAACCATCAAGTGGTAATAATTTTAAAGTATTAACAAAACAGTCATTAAAATTAAGGAATACTGCTGTACTTATCCATAAACAAGCATTAATGGAGTTTAAGTATGAAAAGAGATTATTTGGTAATATTAAATTAAGTAATGCCCCTAAAAAGTATCAGACATCTGCTACTTTTAGAAAGAGATTAAAATTAAAAAAAGATTCTGAAAAGAAGTTAGATACTAGTAGTTTAAGAAATTTAATAGATGATTTGATAAAGAAATTTCTTAGGAAAGGATGGTTAAAAATAAAAAGAGGTATAAAGAGATTAATAGGAAAAAAAGGTATTAAATTTATACGAAGTATAAGAAAGTTATTTAGAAAAATTAAGATTAATTATAAACTGTTTAGAAGATTTGCATTTAAACCTTTTAGACAAGCAAGAAGATTTGTTCAAAGTTTACCTAAAAAGGCATTTAATCTTAGTAAGAGTTTAGTTAAAAAAGGTATATCTAGTGTTAAAACACAACTTTTAAAAAGAGGTGGTGTAAAGGGGATAAAATCTAGTGTTGGTAAGGTAGTTAAAAATACAGGTAAAATGTTATTAAAACGTTTTAAACTGTTTTATAAGGCAGGACCTGGTAGATTTATTAAAAAGATTCCATTAGTTGGTTCTATAATTGATTTTGCTATAAACTACTTTATTTTTAAAGAACCTTTAGGTAAAGCAGTATTAAAGGCAGCAGGTGCAGGTATTGGTGCTTGGGCAGGTGGACTTGCAGCAGCTGCTGCTGGATCTGTTATTCCATTTTTGGGAACAGCAGTAGGTGGTACTTTAGGTGCTATTGCTGGTGGTATGATTGGTGATGCTTTAGGTGGTTTATTATATGATGTTATTACAAATGTTGGTAAAGGTGGAGGTAGTAAACCAGTAGAATCTAAAGATAAAATTAAAGGTGCTAAAGATGGTGCTAAAGTCATGAAACCTCAGTTTGTACTTGTTGGTGAGGGTGGGGAAGATGAATGGATTGTACCTAAGAGTAAATTAGGATGGTGGATTGCACCATTGGTAGGAGATATTATTCAAGATACAGTTGATTCTGAACAGAAAGAAAGTGAAAAAATAAAAAGAACAGTAGATAAGATTCAAACTGGAACTACCACTGATAATAAATCAACTGATATAAAAAAAGAATTATCTGTTGTTAAATCACAGGAAAATATAGTTAAGAATATTCAACCAGTTAATAATACAGTTAATAATACCACAATTACTAATTCTCCAAAACCTGCTAATACTGCTCTAAATACTATTGAACCAGATCCAGAACCAGATTATTCTGAAGTGATACCATCTCTACTGGAACAACAAATAACTGTGGTAGAAAACGAACCAGAATTATTACCATTCCCAATTCCTATGGGAGGTGGATCAGAAAAAGATACTCCATATCCAGTATGGGGTCGTAGAGTGGTAGGTAATTGAAATGGAATATAAAAATTATACTAGAAGAGAAATATTAGATAAAGCTGAATATTATAGAAGTATTGGTAAAAAGAAAGAACAAAGAAAATTAGAAGATTATGTTAAAGCAGTAGATTATGGAACTGATGGATTTGGAGTTCCATATAAAACAATAAGTGAAAGTGAACTAAAGAAATTAATAGATGCAGATCCAGAACCAGAGAAACTTCCTACAGCAGCGAAGAGTGATAAGATGGGAGCAATAGATATTGAAGTTACTTCACCACCTGCTAAGACAACATTAGCATTACCACCAACACGTCAACTAGCATTACCACCTGCAAAAGAAGAACCTCCTAAACCTACTTCTATAGAATCAGATGAGGATTGGGAAGGTGATCCAATGGATCATCGTGATATTCCATGGGCTATGAGAGGTATAGATGATTTAAGGGATCAAATAGATAAAGATCCTAATATACCTTTTGGGGATGATAAAACTCCATATGAAGATGATATTACTCAGATTCTCAAAGACCGTGATAAGTCAATGGATGAAGATGAGAAAGAAAACTCTATACAACCTGAGGTATTATTAGATGGTGATTCTAGAGGTGATAATGCCAAACCATTACCAACTGCCAATGGTAAGAAACAAAGAAGAAAAACCAAAGGTAAACCAAAAATAAATTTAGGTAAAAAGATGCCTAAAAAATCTACAGGTGGATTAACTGGTGGATTGAAAGAAATAGCAGATAATATAAATGATGCAAGACAAGCATTGTTTGATTTTTATAAAGTTCAAAAAGATAGATTTAAGTTTAGAAAGAAACTTGATAAGCAACTTGCTACTAGAAGAGATGCTTTGAAGGATGAGAGAGCTTTAGAAGGAGTTTCTACTGATGACGAAGGAAAGAAAGATAATGTAACAAAACCAGAAAAAAGAGAACAAAGTGAACTTGAGAAGGGTATATTGGATGTTGGTGCAAGTGCACTTGCTGTTATGTTATTACCTTTAATTGTTAAAGGTATGAGTCCTTTATTTTCAGAACTTTCGGATGATTTAGAAAAACAAGAAGTAGAAGAACCTGATACAAAAGAGGAAGAACAACTTGCTGATGATTTTGAAAAAGATACTAATGAATTAAAAAAACAAGAAGAAAAAGTAGAAGAGGGAGGAGAAGAAACTACAACTGAAGCACAGAATACTGAAGAAACAACAGTAACAAATGTAGAATCTTCTCAAACTCAAGATACTAATTTAGAGTCAAATACTTCCACTATGGAAACTAACGTCTCTAATGAACAGCAATCAGAACAAGAAGAGATACCAGCTTTTGCTGAAGGTGGTAAGATAACGTCTGCAGAAGCACCTAGTCAAGGCACTAAAATGAGTGGTGTTATGTCACCACCAAAAACAGATAGTAATACCAGACAAGGACTGCAACAACTTTCTATAAAAGATCTATCTACTAAAGGGACAAAGGCACTTAGCACATTTGTAAAACCTATAAAAAGTGTATTTAAATTACCTAATATTGTTGCTAAAAAGACCTTAAATATAGGGAAAACAGTTTTAAATCCAGTATCAAAAATTGTAGGTAAAGCATTTGATATGACTCCAATGGGTATGGGAATGTCTATCTTAAAATCAATGAAAGGTGATAAGGGTGATAAAGGTGAAGAGGGGTTATCTAATCGTACAGGTGATTCTAATTATTTCCATCCTGATGATGGTGTTGTAAGGGGATATAGAAATTTAAATAATTTTACATATAGCAATAACTATTCAAATTCTGATGAAAAAACAAATAATGTTAATAATAAAACAAATAGTTCATTTGGTAATAATATACTAACTGATATTAAAAATAGTGGTATTAGTGGTGTAGCAGGCGGTATTGCTGATCTATTTACTGCTAATTTATTTGATTTTGATGGTAAAAATTTAAAACCAGAAAAGAAAAATCCTATGATAGATAAAGGTGAGAGTGTAACTACAAAAATGGTAGATGCATTGAATCGTATTAATACAAGACAAGTATCAATGAATATTTCTAAAAATAATTCTGGAAAAGGAAAAACATCAAAAATCAGTAGTGCACCTTCATCAAAATCATCTAAAATTTCTAGAGATACATCATTACAACCTAGTTTATGAATATTAATCAACCACTACAAATAGACAGTTTTGAGATAGAATCCTGTTTCATATATCCACATGAAGGTAAATCTCAAAAGGTTGCTATGGATGTTTCTTCTATAAAGCAATTTGAATATGCTGAGGGATTGATGCAAAAATATGTAACTGTAACGTTACAGATAGAAGATACAACTTCTAGTTTATTTGAATCAATTTATGGTATGGAAGAAATTGAAATAGTTGTGTTTGATAAATTTAGTGATAAAAGATTAGAATTTACAAGAAAATCTGCTAATGGATCTTTATTCATATATGAAGTTCATAGTAAAGATGTAAATGATACTATAAAAAGATTTGTACTTGAATTGTGTAGAGAAGATGCTTTAAATAATGCAGTAACTAAAATAGGTAAAAAATATACATCTGTTAGTGCTATTGAATTAGTTAAAGATGTTATAGAAAAAGAATTAAAATCAAAGAAACCAATAAATTTAGAAAATATATCAGATAGTTATAATAAAATAACATTTATACCACCAAACTCAAAACCATATGAATTATTAGTTTGGACAAGAAATAAATTTATATCTGTAGATCAAAAATCAACCAAAACTAATGGTGCTAATTGTAGTGCAGGTTATTTCTTTTGGGAAGGGTATGATACATATAATTTTCAATCATTTGATTCTCTTGCTACACAAGGTGGGCAAGCTGCTGCATACAGTACAGGAGATGGATCTGGAGGTATGGATGAAGCATTTAGATTGCAAGGAGTTAATTTTCCTAAAACATTAAACATGATGGAAAATTTTGATAAAGGATTTTACTCTGGAGAAATAGATTTCTTTGATATTACTGATTGTGAGGTAGATACATATAGGTATAATATTAAAGATAATTATGCAAAATGGGAGAAGGTTGCTGCACAGAAAGACCTTCCTGCCCTATATAAAGAGGCACTGTCCGACGTATCAACACGTACAATGGCAGTTGCTTATACTAAAGATCTGTTCTTAGGGTCTAATGAAGATAACACTGACGATAAGTTAATGTTTCTTGAGACCGTTGGGCAAGCAGTTAGTAGATTCGGTGTATTTACCAGTCAGGTTCTAACTGCTAGTTGTATGTCAAACTTAGAATTACGTGCTGGTAACATTATTTCAATAGAAATATACGGTGCAGATGGTGAAGTTGACAAGAACCAATCAGGACGTTATATTCTATTTGAGTTGCGTCACATTGGAACTGGTGCTACAATGAGAACAAATCTTACACTTGTAAGAGATTCTTTCGGAGTTTAAACAATTATGAAAAGTATAGAAGATCACATTCAGCATGATAAAGAGATCGCTAGTGATCCATTAGCAAATCCTGCTGCAAGAAGACATGCAAAAGAAGAGTTGCATGAACTAGAAGAGTATGTAGATCATCATAAAAAAGAGATTGAAGCAGGCGATCATCATGATCCAAATGCTTTAGAACTATTTTGCGATATGCATCCTGATGAACCTGAGTGCTTGATGTACGATGATTAATGGCAGTTGCTAATACACTAGAATCAAATTATTGGTTTGGAGCACAAGGCAATCGTCTTTGGGTTGGTCAAGTTGAGGGTGATGGTGCCATCGACATAGATCATGAAGATCTAATTGATAAACAGGAGAATAATAGAGTTAAAGTTAGAATCATGGGTTATCATGCTCGTGATAGACAAACTCTGCCACCCAAAGATTTACCTTGGGCAACTGTTATGATGCCTACTAATGCCCCACAATGGCATAAAAGTCAAGGTGCTATTCATGGACTAGGAATTGGTGCATGGGTCATTGGTACATTTATGGATGGAGAAAGTGCCCAACAACCATTGGTTTTTGGGTCTCTTGGTGTGGTTGAAAAAGGAAAAACTTATGGTGATGTTGCAGGTAATCTTGGTTTAAGTAATAATTATGAAGCACAACGTATAGATACTGTTGCTAATAATAAACCTGCAGGCGGTAAAGGTACAGTAGGACCATCAGGAAGAGGTTTAAGAACAGGTAAAAATAGTAATAATGACAGTCAACAATTAGATATAGAAAAGATTACATTTTCAGTATCAAATGGAAAATGTGGTCATAGACCAGAAGCAGAGTTTCAAAGAATACTTGGTGAATTATTTGACAGAAAACGTAGAAGTGATATAGTTGGAAACACTCTTGTAGATAAAGTAACTGGAAAAATATTTGATAAAGATGATTTAACTAGAGCATATGTTTCAAGATTACAAGCAGTTTCAAATGGTATATTAGGTGATATAAAACAGGTAATATTATATGAATTAAAGAAGTTCTTTCAAGATAATGTTATCACACCATTGACTACAGCATTAAATTTATCTCCAGAAAAGAATCCTACTGTTGTATTCAATGCTAGTGAAATATTTGATACATTCATGGATATCGTTAAATGTCTTTTTGATAATCTTGCTAAACAATTACTAGGTACTCTTACAGACATGGTAAATGATTTATTTGAAAATTTACTAAATGCTGGTTTTTGTGTTGCTAGAGATCTAACTGAATTATTAGTATCACAAATAGGTGATGGTATTCAATCTGCAATAGATGCAGTCAGTAATGCAGCGTCAATTATAGAATCAAAAGGAAGTTATGAGGTTGGTTTTTCAGATAAATTAGGAGACACATTATCACAATTTTGTAATATAGATATTTCTTGTTATACAGGAACTGGTGAGTATACTACTAAAGAAGGTGATAGACCAGATACAATGGTAACAGAATTGTTTAATAGAGTAGAATCATTTGGTGATAATCTTGTTCCAAATTTATTTGGTGATTCTGCTTTCTTTAAAGATATGGATAGCACTAGAATTAAAAATGGTGCCAAAGCGACTGATAGAGTTATTAATTGTTCTAAAGCAAATAGTACGTTAATACCTGCATTCCCTAGTACATTCTTTACTGGTTGGCAAGGAATTCCTGGTACTACTATTGAATCACCAAGAGGAATACCTGCAATTAATCATTTTGGAGAAGTAGTTGCTGTCAACGTTACTAATGGTGGTAATAATTTAAAAAGATCACCAAGTATTTCTATAATATCATATGCAGGTTATGGTGATGGTGCTACAGCAGAATCAAGAATTAAAGATGGAAAGGTTAAAGATGTAGTTATTACAAAAAATGGTGGGGGTTATCCATATTTTGATGGTTCTGTATCTAACAATCCTCTAAAACTTGACGATAATGGAGATCCATTATATGATGAAATGTATGGAATAGATGTAGAGAATCCTTATTGGATTGGTATCATCACTTTTGCTGAACCACCTGCAATATTTAATGCAGGATATGGTTTGACTGCAGGCACTAAAGTTTGTGTTAAAAAGGGTAAAAAGGAAACTGGTAATCCTGTTTTACCAGAATTTCATCCTATATTACATGATGGTAGATTGACTTCATTAAAGATTATTAAAGAGGGATTTGGGTTTACTGCTCAACCTGAGATATTTCTTTGTGGTGAAGGAGATATAGGTGGATTAAGATCTGCTGTAATTGTACCAGTAATTAATTATGTTCCTAGAAAAGATGCTGAAATTTACATCACAGATTACGCTGTATATAAAACCGTCATTGATTGTGTCGGTCATCCTGGAGATTAATAATGGCAATAGATCCTAAGACACAAGAGGTATTAAATTTTCTTGCCGAAAATAACGACGGTGGAGAAAAAAGGTATCCCTATAATAGGGTAACTCAATATTCTTGTGGACATAAAGTAGAATTTTATGAAGAGAAAGGTGAAGAGTATATTAATATAAGACATGGAACTACTGGGTCTTATATTAAGATGTATCCTACTGGTGACATACAAATTCATTCACCTGCTAGAGACGTAAACATAGTTGCTGCTAGACATATTCATGTTAAAACAGGTGAAGTTTTAGATACGGAACAAAAAGATGCTAGTGATAGATTTGTATTACATGTAATTGGTAATGCACACGTTGATGTTGAAGGTGATATGCACACTCATGTACGTGGTAATAGACATGATAAAGTAGATGGTTTATACACTCTTGATGTTGGTGATAAGTACATAGCAAACGCTGCAGAAGGTGGTCTTAATATTAGAGGAACATATCAAGTAGATGTAAACAAATACTTTTTAAATGGTGCTTATTTATTTCGTAATTTAAAAAAGGGTGGAGTCATGAAAGATTCCTTTGATGGAACATATATTATAGAACAAACAAGTAAAGGTGGAGTCCTCCAACTTAAGAGTGAAGGTGATATGCAAATAGATGTAAAGGGTCATTTGCGAACAACTGTTAAGAGTAATTCAATAAATGATATAACTGGTAAAGTTGAATGGAAAGTAGGTGGTGACAGGATTATTGGGGCACCAACTGCTCAATCGTTCGGTTCAATAGGAGCATCAACACCCTCCTTTAGCATTACTACACAATCTGGTAAAATAAATATATCAGCAGCAGGAGAGTTCGGGATGGATTGTGGAAGTAAGTCATTCTTTGATTCTAAAGGAAACATGACCCACAAAGCACCTCGTATTGACCTTAATCCTTGACATACAATTTAATTTGTGTTACAGTTAACTCTGTTGCTTATAAGCAATGGAAACAGACGAATTTGTATCACGAGTTATCGTTAGCATACCTGCTAGAAAATTTACTGTCCTTTCTAACAAAGGGAAAGTATTAAAGGTCAATTGTGACACTCCGAAGCAATTTCAAGATGTTCTTGCTGTCTGTAAAGAGACACAAGATATTATTGAGTTGGAGTTCGAGTACTAATGACCAATGTGGGAATTCAAGGTAAGATGTGAGTACAAATACGTAGATACTCAAGGAATATGCCTCGTCTATAATATAAATGGTATGGATTTTACCTTCGATTATATTACAGACGAAGAAAAAGAAGATCAATTAGTAGTTGCTGTAGCACTATCTGAACCTTCTGTTACCCTAGAAACGATTACTAAAAATAGCGAATACTTAATGGATGAAGAACTTCATCCACTATTATTTCCTGTAAATATCGACAAGTACTCAATTCTACCCGAAGAAGTTTACTAAACAATTTATGACAAGATTAGACGGTTATGATTATGACCTATTAATAGGTGCTGTTGAATACACATCAATAAGATTAAATCACGATAAAGATTTCTTAAATGACATGGAATTACTATTGGACAAATTAAAGAAATCACGTCCATTATTACCAGAAAGATTTACATGAAAAGTGACACATTATTAAGAATTTACCTTGCTGTAAAAACTAAAAAAAGAATTGTAAAATTTAATTACCCTCCTGTTCGCAAAAGTTACAACATTAATACTTATGGGTAACTAGGCATAAATTTTTGTTAAAGAACCTTAATTTTGATCCTATAAAAATCTAAATAATAGTAGAATTAAGGAAAACAAGATGCATTAAATCTCGTATATTATGCTGTATTTAAGGAGGAAAACTATGCATAACATAATGTCACGGAATCAATTAGCAAATTGGAATCATTTTGAGACAAACACTGATAGTAAAACTAGGAACGAATCAATGAATGATTACTATAACTGTTTGATAACGTGTGAAAGTGAAGGTCAAAGTACACGAATGTGCAAAGAAATGCTAAAGTAAAATCAAGGGGGTTGTCAAACCCCCTTTTTTGTTGTATAATAAATTTATGAAAGATTTAGTTCTATTTGGTGATTGTAGGAAAACTTTACCTGCATTTATAGATGAAGCAAGGATGTGTGTAACTTCACCTCCTTACTATGGTTTACGTGATTATGGTACAGCAACATGGATAGGGGGAGACCCTAATTGTAATCATAGAAGAGATACTAAAGTTATACCTGAGAACTGTATTACTGGTCATAAAAACCATGATAAGATGTCAGGAGTTGGAGATGCAATATATAAAACAACATGTCCTAAATGTGGTGCAGTCAGACAAGACAATCAAATTGGATTGGAGCAAACACCAGAGGAATATGTTGAGGAAATGGTTAAAGTATTCAGATTAGTAAGAGATAATCTTACTGATGATGGCACATTATGGTTAAACATAGGAGATAGTTATTATAACTATCGTAGTGATGGTAATTATCCAAAACAAACAGTATCTAAAACTAGACAGGATTTACCACAAAGTACACCAGTAAGGGGTAATAAACTACAAGGATTAAAAAGTAAGGATCTTATTGGAATTCCTTGGATGTTAGCATTTGCATTACGTGCAGATGGGTGGTATCTACGTCAGGACATTATATGGCACAAACCAAATCCAATGCCAGAGAGTGTTAAAGATAGATGCACAAAAGCACACGAATACTTATTTTTGTTTAGCAAGAATAAAAATTACTACTACAACAATGAAGCAATCAAAGAACCTGCAAAAGATTGGGGAACAAGAGACAGAACCAATGGAAAGTACCACAATGAAGGAACGGGACTTTCACCACATACAGGACTTACTAAAAGTTATCCAACAAAGAATAAACGTTCTGTCTGGTCGGTAACAGTCAAACCATATAAAGAAGCACACTTTGCTACATTTCCACCTGACTTGATTGAACCATGTATATTAGCAGGTTCTGAAAAGGGAGATATAATTCTTGATCCATTTATGGGATCTGGAACCACTGCTATGGTGGCAAAGAAACATGGTAGACATTACATAGGTTGTGAATTAAATGAAAATTATAAAGATCTAATACATAATAGAGTTCCAGATCCAGAAATTGAAAAACAAACAGGATTAGCAGACCTTTTCATATAATTTTTGTGTTATAAATACTTTCAAGGAATATAATCACGTGTCATAATAGGATTACTCGATGGCATTAACACGCTTACAAAATATTATATCGTCCGTAGAAGGAAGGATTCTCTATGTAAATCCAGATGACTTTGACGCTACAGATGCAATTGATAATAAAGGAAATTCACCAATAAGACCGTTTAAGTCCATTGCAAGAGCAGTTCTTGAAGTGGCAAGGTATTCTTATGTCAGTGCTGGTAACGCTGATGATAAGTTTGATCAATTTACTATACTTCTATATCCTGGCGATCATATTGTAGATAATAGACCTGGTACTGATGCATATGCAATTAATGCAGGTAATTATGTTGCAGGTGTTGGAACGTTCACAGATACACCACAACCAGGTAATTATGGTTGGAATGCAGCAACAAAGCAATATGATGAACTATACAAGATAACAAATGCCCCTAGAGGTGGATTAATCATACCTAGAGGTACTTCTATAATTGGTTTAGATTTAAGAAAGACAAAAATAAGACCAAAATATGTTCCTTCTGGTGGTACAAATACTGCACCTACTGAAGTAACACTTAACTATACTGCAGATCCAAATAATCTTAGTCAAATTACAATAGATCAGGTTGCTATAGGTGGAACTCCTACAGATATTAATGATCTTATATTAGAATCGGCATTTGAAAAAGGTGTATTAGGACCTAAGTTTTTCACTCCAACAGGTGCTGCATATACTGCATCTACTGGTGATTTAGTTCTTGATTTAGGTAATGGGCATGGATTAACTGTTAATGATTTTATAAAAATAAACACCAATTCATTGACATATGAATGTTCAATGGATGGTAATAGTCAAAGAAAAACATATCCACGTCCATCTGATCCATATGCTAACACACAAATACCTGTTGATTCAATCACAAATAGTACTATTACAGTTAATGTAGGTCCATCACCAAACATTCAACATAATGTAACTAATGCCACATATAGTGCTACGACTGGTATTATGCAAGTTAATATCGGTTCTGGTCATGGTATTTCTACTGGTGAAACTGTTAAGATTGCAGATAATTCAATGAGATTTACCTGTGATATGGATAATACAAATGATGTAAAAACATATCCAAGAAATTTAATTAAAACTTTTACTGCAAGTGATGCCTCTTATGATCCAAATACAGGTATAGTAACTATAACTGTCAATAACCATGGTATGGATGATGGGTCATGGGTTAAGATTGCTGATAATTCATTGACATTCAGTTGTGGATTTGGTGGTGCTACAGGTGCTGCTGCTGAGAAATCATATCCACGTTCAACTGACCCAATTAGTGGGCATTGGATACCAGTTTCTAATACTACAACAAATACTTTTGATATTCAAAGTTTACATGATATTCCATCTACAAACTTAGATCCACATTCATTCGTATCTGCTGTAGCAGACGGTATAACACATAAAGTAGACAGATCATTTGATTCTCCAGTAGAAGTTGTTGGTGCTGATGATAATGCAGGTACAATTGATTTACAAGTTGGTAAATCACCTATAGTTAATTGGGATGTTACTGACGCTGATTTTAGTCATACTAATGGTGATTTAGAACTTACTATTGGTGCTCATGATTTTGCAATTGGTCAACATATAAAACTGGCAGATAATTCATTATCATTTGAATGTACATTAAATCCTGGTGTAGCTAAAACATATCCTCGTGCTTCTGGAGAGGGTGCTAATGCAGGTACTCCTGATTATGCTTATCAGAAATCTTTAGAAATTACTGCAGTTACTGCAACTACTATTACTGTCAATGCCACTGGTGGTGGTCCTATTAGTCAAGGTGGTGCTCACACATATGTCGGTGGTACAGCATCTAACGCTGTGATTGCAGGTGGTAATTATAATCATGTATGGCAAGTTGGATATACAGCAACTAACGCTATTACAAGTGGTGGTGATTATGTACATACTTTCATTTCTGCTCTTAATGATTCAGTTGTAGCAGAAACAGGAATTGTTGTTATTGAACCAGGTACAAAGATCAGTAGTATTGATACTCAACTAGGTTCTTCAACTATTAAAGTTAATCTATCTAAACCTCATGCTTATACATCTGCAAATGGTTATTCAACTAATACTTCTGAAACAGGTAAGATAGTTAAAATACCTTATGAGGATGATAACTCTCGTGCTGCATTGTTTAGAATTACTGGTGGTTGTTACTTCTGGCAATTTACTATGTTGGACGGTGATCCCGTTGGTATCTACAATACAAGTACAGTAGAACCACAATCATCTTGGCCAGGTTTAGTAAGTCCAGTAAGATCACATACTAAACTTACTATCTTTGAATTTGCATCACAGCATGACCTGTTCCATTTTTATAGAAAAGTTGCTGATTCAATTACTTTAATAAACGCTGAGAAGATTGAACCTAAGATACAAGAGAACAGAATTGTTGGTGCTCTTGGAGATCAAGTTAATATTCTATCTGTATCAAGAAATTCAAATATTGTTACTGTTACATTAGAAGAAGAATTAAATCTTACTGCAAATAACTTTGTGGTAATTGCTGGTGATATTACTGGAAATGCAGGCATTAACCCATATTATGTTGGAGAAAAAGAAGTAAGTTCTGTAATAACTAAAACACAATTTACATTCCAATTAACACCATCAGATGAAGGTGGTTTAAATTCACTAGAAGTAGACCAAGATGTTAACACTGCTAACTGGCAAGTTACATATACACCTACTGGATCTACTGCACAGGTAGAGATTGATACTGTTGAATCTGCTTCACCATACATCTTTAATATATCACTACGTTCTACTTATGGTACATGTGGTATGCATGCTGATGGATCACGTGCATCTGGATTTAAATCTATGGTGGTTGCACAGTATACAGGTATATCACTACAAAAAGATGATGGTGCATTCTTAAAATATAGTGAAGGTAGTGGTGTCTATTCTAATGATGGTACAACTGCATACCATACAGATATTAATGCAGTATATAATCCGTTACAAAGAAGTTATCATGTAAAGGCATCTAATCGTGCTGTTATACAGGCGGTATCAGTATTTGCTGTTGGTTTTGCTGATCACTTTATTGCTGAAGATGGTGGTGACATGTCTGTTACCAACTCTAACTCTAACTTCGGTTCAAACGCTATGCGTTCTATCGGATTTAGTGATGTAGCATTTAATAAAGATGCTTTAGGTGAAATAACACACATAATTCCCCCTAGAAATATTGAGTCAACTGATACTAATTTCTACTGGGAATCTATTGATACACAAGCAACAACAAACTCTAGAATATACTTAACTGGAAGAACAGATCCTGCAACAATCACTGCAGGCGGTAGTAAATTTAAAAATATTCCAGGCGTTAACATTCAGCAAACTGTAGGTGGTGTTACATGGGAATTAGGACAAACTAATGGCGTTATTACAAGTATAATAAGTTATAGTGGATTAGGAACATCTAATTTACAACCAGGCGATGTAATTACTATTGATGCCCCTAGTCAATATCAGGATTCTAGTTCACCTGGTTTACCATGTACATTGACTGTTGGTGGATCATTAACCACAAAAGCAGGTAAATTTACTGTTGGTGGTAGAACAAAAAATAAAGATGGAAGTACAGTAAAAGATAAGATATATGTTCCATTATATGTAAGTGGTTCATCATCAACATCTGAACAATTTGCAGAGATTGATCCTAACAATTCACCACAAGGGAATATATTTGATTATGATGTCTCTACTACACAATGGTATGTAAATGTTTCAGTTGGTTCTAATAGTATATTCAATACAATAAATGGTAATCCTAGTAAATATGGTCCTAGTGGTATTCTGTCAACTCCTAGTTCTTACCTTAAGAGAATTGTAGATGAAAGAGTTGATAATGATAAGATATACAGATTACGTTATGTAACTAAGAGAGATCAAAGCACAGGTATATTACCATCATTCCCACAAACAGGTTATGTACTACAAGTTAAGAAAGGAAGTGGAATACCTGGTATAGGTGATAGATTTACTGATGGTGCTAACTTACTATTACTTAATAAGAGATTCCTTGCATGGGAAACTGTTGCAAGATATAAGGCAGCAAACCCAACATACACTGTACCTGATGTAAACGGTGATGGTGGTGATTGGAATTGTCAAGATGATATTATCAGTATTGTAGATGCTGTAGCGTATAACTTACGATACGGTGGTAATACTGAAGTATATGATGCTGCAAATCTTTATAATAATCTAATAGCTGGACAATACTTAGGATCAAGAGATGTCATCGTTGATATGATTGACACATATCTAAGACCTCTTATGCAGAGTGTGATTTATAACACAGCAGTATCAGGTGCTATATTAAATAGAAATCCAGCAAATACAGCAAACATATATTTTGATCAAGTTACTATAAACAATCCTGCAAATCTTAACTATACTCAAGGTACTTGTGCTAACGTAAGAAACTCTTCTTATACATTATTGAATATTATCACAACTGCATTAGGAACTGATGCAACGCCAGGTAATTTAGGTGGTGTTACTAGAACTCCTCCTTCTCAAACTTATACTAGAAGATCTGGATTTAGTTTTGATGATGTATATTATGTCTTTGATGTTGAAGAAATTACACCATATGCATTTGATGGAACTAATGAAACACCAGGTGTTTACTACTTAACTATTGTTAAAGGTTCTATAGGTGTTGATACATCTGTTTTACCAGGTAATACATTTAAGTTTAGTCAAAACACTGACACATTAATACCTAAAATAGATATTGATAATCCTGTTAGTGATCCTATTATAGCAAGAAGTAGTGCTGATCCAGTATTGATAGGTGCTGTTAAAACTTCTACAGGATATAATGCTGCTACAACTGATCCTGCAGATTCATCATTCAGTATTACTAAAGAAGCAATATCATGTTACTTCTATGAATACTTTAATAATGAATTAGAATGGACATGGGCAGGTGAAAACACTATTAATAGTGAGGTAACACATACTGTTAACAATAATAATCCTGATGGTACACATAGTGAAACAGTTGTTACTATTCAATCTGGAGATGGTGATGGAGAGATTAGAAAGATTGATATCAATCCAACTAGAAGTGGTGACTCCTATGCAATAGAACTTAGAAGACCATCTACCATACGTTCTGGTAACCATACATTTGAGTATGTTGGTTTTGGTCCAGGTAACTATTCAACTGCATTCCCAATTAAACAAACCAAGATTCTTTCTCCTGATGAGCAAAAATATGCTCAATCACTTAAGGAACAAGGTGGTATTGCATTCTACTCAGGTCTTAATAGTAATGGTGACTTGTATATTGGTAACACAGTTATTAATGCTGTTACTGGTAAGACAACAGAAAATGAAATTACAGAACTTAAAGAACTTACTATTACTGATAACTTAAATGTTATTGGTGGTTCTGGTAATATATTAAATACTAACTTCCAAGGACCTGTAACATTCCTCAAGTCAATTACTGGTGAGGGAGACAATATATTCTCCAGTATAAGTTTACGAAATGCTGATGGTATAATTAGTAAACTTATTAATAATGATGCCACACCTACAGGTGGTGTTACAGGTGACTTCCAATTTAACACTGATCCACAACATGGTGGATACTTCGGATGGTCTAAAGGTGCTGATGGAGTATGGAGAACTTCTGGTTTAACAGAGTTAGATAAGATCCATTCATATAAAGATGGCACTAATTATTGTTTAAACATTGGATCTGATATAGTAGATCTCAGTAGTGATACAACAATAAACACTAACTATGCATTAGATATTACAACCAATCAAAGAATTGGTGGATATCTTGATATCGGAAGTCCCTCTAATAAAGCAACAGCAATAACTTCTAATGTTACAAATAAGGATACTCAGTTGAGTGTATTCCAAGATTGGAATAATAATACAACTGTATTCAAACCAATAGAAGTTATAATTAATCCTGGTGCATTCACTGGTGCAACTGGTTCATCTCTTTTAGATTTAAGAAATGGAACTGATAGCGTCTTTAATGTAGATAAGGATGGTAACGTTGCTATTAAAGAAGGATCTACATATGGTATATCTGATAATGCATTCTTCTTAAAATTAGAAGTCATTGGATCAGTTCCTTCTGCTAGTGATATATCAGCTAATAAAATATCATTTACAGGAGAAACCAATACAATGGTTGATATATTTGAATATACTGGTGCATCACAAGGTAATGCAATTACCAATGTAACTTTTGGTTTTAAAACTACTGTTGCTTTAGATAACTATAAAACAAGAGGAAGTTCAACTGGAGGTGCAATGTATTGGAATCAATTCAATGCAAGATCTATATTATTATTTGTTAATGGTGTTCTACAAACACCATATGAAGATTATGATTTTGATGGATCTTTGATATACATGTCAAGTTCTAGCACTGGTGATATAATAACAATTCGTGCCTTAGCAAACTAATCTAAATATAGTATAGGAAACCGTAAAATAAATGGCATTAACCAGGATTACATCCAACGTCATTAAAGATCAAACTATTCAAGAAGGAAAGTTTGATAAGACCTATTTGGATGCTACTCAAGCAGACATAGCAACACAAAAGATTACCTTCCAATCTGATTTAGATATCAAAGTTGGAAGCACTGGTGCTACTTATTTTAATGCTTCTGGAAATTTAGTAACAATAACAGCAGTTCAAGCTGGCGATCCAGCATTGACAATTGGGCAAGGAAATTTAACACTTGATAACGGTAATATTACATTAAGTGGTACAAATACAGTCAATACACCATTTTTAAATTTATCAACTGACGGTAATGCAGCTGCACCTTCATTATATTTTGGTACTGGTAATTCAGCAACTGGTTTATTTCATATAGACACTCCTGATACAATTGGACTTGCTGTTGATGGTGCTAGTTTACTTGAACTAACTACAACTAATATTTTATTTAATAATAGAACTTTAAATATTCTATCAGAGAGTAATGCTGTTGATTCGGTAATAAGATATGATTTAGCAAGTTCTACAATAAGATATGGTGGGTCAACTAATTTACTAGAAATATACACTGGTGATGATGTAGTAATTAATGTAAGAAGTATTGATGGTACTGGTTCAGCATATCCTAATGATGAAAATAGAGTCGGTATTAATAATACAAATCCTTCAGCAACTTTAGATGTTACTGGTTCAATAAGAGCAACTACTTATCAGAATTTAACTCTTACTGATTTTCCAACAATTACACCACAAAAAGGTGGTACTGGATTAACACAACTTGGTCAACCAGAACAATTATTACGAGTCAATCAAGCAGGCACTGAACTTGAATACTTTACAGATAATCCTGGTGACGTTAGTAATCTTGCAGGTTTTGGTGTAGCAGGCGATCCTCATGTATATGAGGTAACTTCTAGAGGTACTTCTAATGGTAATTTAACTTTAACTATTGGATCACCAGGTGTTGGTTCTTTCTCTGTACATACACCAGATGTTCCACAATTTGTTAAAATATTTGGTATAAACACAAAAAATATTGATCAATATGATGTAAATACTGCAGGCACTACAATATACAGTAATTGGAAAAATACTATTGATGATTTAAATTCATCAAATGCCACTGCACAAGGTGCTAGTAATTCAGCAGCAGTTAACTATACATATTATGCTGCATTAATTAATGTTAAAACAGGTGTTATTTCTTCATTAAAGAAATTAAAACATAGTGCAAACAATACACAGGATTATATTACTAATGATTCATTAAGTACATTTAATCAAGAAAGATATAATAGTGTTGCTATCTATAGACCTGATTCTTCTCATGGTATTCTATTATATCGTTTTACTAGTGATATACAAGGTGTGACTGATAGAGATGGAAATAGTTTACCAGGACATTTAAGTAATAATTTAAATTTAATAGCAATATTAGGACAAAGAGATATAGGTTCATCAACCACAACTCTATTCACATATAGAGATTATGGTCCTTACGATAAAACTACTTGGGGTGATTTTAATAGTGATAGTTCATACAACCCAACATATCAAAAAATTAGTAGTATAAGATGTCAAGTAGCAACAAATCAAATTTCTGGTTACGGACCTTATCCTGGTTGTGCTGAACGTAAAGTTACTGCAGTAGACAGAAATAATAATATTCTTACAATAAGTGATGCTGAAGTTGCTAATGCAACTTTTGATGCTACTGATACAGCATCAGGATACCTTGATAATAATTATATTCAAGTTATTCATGATGACACAGCATCACTTGAAAAAGTTATAGCAAGTGCTATATCAAAAGGTTTAAATTCTTTATTATTACTTGGTGGAACATATCATGTTAAGAATTTAACTATTCCTGATAATTTTTCACTAAATGGATCTGGTAAAGCAACTGTAATTAAAAAACAATACTTTGATAGTTATTATCAAGGAACTGCAAGTCCAGAATATTCAAGATACTATTCTCCTATATGGATGAGAAATCCATGGGGAGCAAATGGTAGTTATGGAGATCGTACTGAAGGTGCTAATCTTTACAGTAAGAATACATCTCTTCCAATTAAAAACAGTAGTATTAAATCACTTGTTGTTGATGGTAATTATAATTCTAACTGGAGATTGGGGGATCTTACAAGACCAGAGGGAAATGCATTGATATATCTAGAAGGAGCAGAAAATTGTTCTATAGAAAGTGTTGATGCAAAGAATTCTGTTGGTGATGGTATTTGGGCTAAGAGTGCTCGTAGATTATCAATACAAAATACAGCAGTATTTGATAATTCAATTACATATGTTACTTTTGATAATCCATTAAATGCCACTGATGCTGAGGTATTAAAAGTATCTGACTCATCATTCTTAAGTAATCCAGGACCAGCAGATATAACTACAACTCAAGTTGTAGCATTTAACTCCTGTATTATTAGAAATTCTGGTAGTGGTTTAAGAACATATGGTTCAAGAAGTGCCAATGTAGAAAACAATTTAATATTAGGTCCTGATGATGAGTGGATTCCATCATCTGACATTTATGATAGTGACTTTAATTCAGTTAATATTACATGTAATAAAACAACTGGTGTTGGTACTGGTGGAGAGATTAAATTTACTTACATTGAAGATAATACTGCTAAGGATATGACCAATGTACAACTCTTCCCATATGTTGCTAAAGTTAACGTTGATAATTTAGGTAATGAAATAGTAGATAGTAATTTCTTAACCTACTCACCTGTAGGTGCACAAAATTCTGTATCTGTATTATCTGCCACATATGAAGATCAAGCAAATGGTATTGTACAAATATCAATACCTTCTGCTATCAATCCAGCTTCACCTACAATTAATGATGCAATCTTCCATATTCCATATAGATTTACTAGTAGTTTATCAACTCAAAATTATAACTTCTTAGTTTATTATCTAAATGGTCTTGAACAGGTTGCTATTGGTTCACCAGATAATTATATTATCAATGGTGTTATTGAATATGATGATGCAACACAATTCTATACTGTAATGATTGACTCAGATTACCTAGGTGATTTTCAAAAAAATGATGTAGTTACATTACAAGAACACAATCCCTCTACTGGTTACAGTTTACCTCAAAACTTGATAGTTTCTGATATTAGATTTACACAACAAACATATGTGTTAGATCTTTTCTCACCAAACTTTAATAACTTTATAACATCAACTCTTGGTAAGACAATAACAACTTTCCAAAGTGAAGTAGACCAAACGGCCAGAGGATATATAAAGAAGGACAAAAACTTTACTATCGCTAAGGGTGTCATCGGAGTAGTTTAAAACAATGCCTGAGAATACTAATGTCAATAATAATTCGTCGGTTGTCGTAGTTGGTAGGACTGCCCCAGTTCCTACTGGACAACAATCTGCGGATAAATCAATCCCCGTTGTTATAGCAAGTGACCAATCTGCTATTCCCGTTGAGGAACAGAATAAACAACAATCTGAAGTTGCCTTATCTTTACTTGGTATACCACGTTCAGAGGTTGCTTTAGGTATCTTTGCTGACGTTAACACATATGATGTTAACCCAACTGAGTGGACTGCTACACCTGTACAGTTAAAAACAGTACTGTCAGATGCTCAAGATGATTACGGTGGAATACCTGGTCAACAGGATTGGGGTTTAAGTCATGTACCTTCTGAGGCAGGTGCACACATAGAGGCACCAGCAGGTGAATTTGCTATACTAACCTCTAAAAGATTCTTTAGATACCAACCAGGTCGTGTTTCTGCAGGTACATTTGGTGTTAAATTTGGACGTGCACCATATACTGTACATACTACTTCTGAATTAGCAGGTATTAGTGGTAATAACCAAGCAGATTATCAATTATCAGAAGCAGGCAAACAGGTAGCACATCCATCAGTTAAGAAATATGGTATATTTGATAAGTTTGATGGTTACTATTATGAGAGTATAAATGAGGGACGTGGAGATAATTTTACTTGTGTAAGAAGAACACAGTCATTAACACAACAAAAAGGACCAGGATTCTTTAGTTACAATGGTGCTACATTTGAGTTTGGTGACAAACAATATGATGATTATGGCATCATGCAATTAAAGCAGATGTATCCTATTCGTAGTGATAATGTTGATAGTAAAAATGTATGCCCAATAGGAAATACAATTATATTTCGTGATGGTTTAGTTAACATACATGCAGGTTTATTTGATGCATCTCTGTTAAAGGAAAAGAGAGATATTAAAATTATTGGATCAAATGGTGACTGGTTAGAATTAGATCCAATAGAAGTAGATGTAAATACATTCTCATATAACAATACAACTGGTAGATGTTCATGTACAACAGTTGGTGATCATGGATTGAAAGAAGGTGATAGTATCACCATGAGAGATTTGTTAATGACTTGTAATACAGGTACAAAAAATTATCCCAACAAATTTTCTCAAAAGACCTTTTATGTTGAATCCAAAACAGGAAATACATTAAATATTTTTATAGGTAAATCATTATACAACTCAACAGCATATCCAGGTTCTACTC